GTCAATGATAAAGAACACCATTGACAGGTTGAAAGGTGCTGCCAACGCTGGTAAGGCTGTTGCATTCTTTGCAAACAACTCAGACCAACTACCAAAGATTGAAGCTCTACCCGTCAACAACAATGATAAACTCTTTCATGAGGCATCTGCACTCAACACTGAGCAGATATGCTTCTCACATACAATTGACCCTATCCTTATGGGTGTACGTACCACTGGCTCACTTGGTGGGGGTGCTGACATCAAGCAGGCTTATGTTGTATTTGAGAAAAATGTAGTAATGCCATTAAGAAACGAGGTACAGAACATCGTAAATGAGCTTCTATTGATAGCTAAGATACCAGGTAAGTATATGATTAACAACTTCCAGATAATCAATGAGACTATTGTAGAGATTGAGGGTGATGCATCCAAGACATCCGATGCCATCAACTCATTGAGTCCATTGGTAGCGACTAAAGTATTGAATGCAATGACTCCAAACGAGGTCAGAGCCCTGGCATCCTTACCTCCTATAGAAGGTGGCGACATCATACCAACTGAAACACCTGTAATATGAACTACTTTATAACAGAGACCTATCTAAAAACTAACACACCTATCACAGCGAATGTTGATGTAACGGATGTGACTCCATATATAGCAACACAAGCCCAGCTTAGAGTAATGCCTATCCTGGGTACGTTGTTCTACAACCACATGTTGACTGAGTACAACGCTCAGTCATTGAACCCAGATGAGGAGACCCTTGTAGGCTTCATACAGCCAGTGATAGCTTGGAGGAGTGCAGAGGATGCTGTGTTTGGATTGACTTACCAACTTAAGAACAAAGGACTACAGACTCAATTCGGAGATTTCTCTGCATCTGTAGGACGTTCTGAGGTTGCCTTTGGCATGGAGCACTACGCACAGAAGGCTTCATTCTTTGAGCAACGGTTGATCAGGTACTTAGTAGCTAACAGAGACTTGTTCCCTGAGTTCACAGACCCTGCCAATAGAGATACTGACCTACGACCTATGATAGATAGATGCATCTGTGACTGTGTGGGTGTATGCCACAGTGGATGCCCTTGTGGTGGGATGAGAGAGAACGGATATAATAACTCAATACTGATTTTATAATGGACTTCAACGAAATAGCCTTCACAATAATAACAATACTCATTTCGGGTGTAGCATACTTCCTTAAAGGGGTGCACTCAGATATCAAAGCATTAGCAGAAGAGCAAAAGAGAATCATTGAGACTCAAGGTAGGCTCAAAGGTAAGATTGAACTGGTAGACAATGAGTCCAGGTTTAAGTATGAAGCCATTGAGAAAATGACTCAGCTTGAGATCAAGCACCTGGCAGAACAAATTAGTGAACTCACTCAGTCAGTAAAGAAATTAATTGAAGTACAACTAACAAGATGAGCATAGCACAAAGATGGTCCGCTCCCACTCCAAAGTTTTGGAAGAGAGTGCAGAAAATAGCAATCACAATAGGAGCCATTGCAGGCGTTATCGTGACTGCACCTATAACTTTACCTGTTGCAGTAGTAACGGTTGCATCCTACGCTATTACAGTGGGTACTGTGGCGGCTACACTATCACAATTAACAGTAGAAAGCAATGAATCTAAGTAACAACGTAACATTAAAGGAGTTTGAAGCATCTCCTACAGCAACTGCCAGAGGCATTGTCAACAAAATGAATGCTAAACAAATTGAATCTGCTAAGCTATTATGTGAGAAAGTCTTTCAACCACTTAGAGCGCACGTAGGGAATCCAATTAAGATTAACAGCGGTTACCGTTCACCAGCACTTAATAAGGCAATAGGAGGCAGCACAACGTCCCAACACTGCAAAGGTGAGGCAATGGACTTAGACCTTCATGATAAGGCTTTATTCGTGTGGATAATTGATAACTTAGATTTTGATCAAGCTATTTTTGAAGCAGGAACAGAAAGCTCAGCTTCATGGTTTCACCTTAGCTATAAAAAGACTGGCAACAGAAAGCAAGTATTAAGAATGAAAAACGGAAAATACTCACCATTTAAAAGATAATCATGGCAAAGAAAGTAGGCAGACCTAAAAAAGTTGATGTAATCATTGAGACCAACAAGGCTGAGATTGAATACCACAAAGATGGCACTAACCATGACCTCAAGTATGATGGTAAAAAGGTTGATGTGCACATCACAAAAGATGAGACTGGGACCAAAGTAGAGGTGCAGTCAGAGAATAAGTTTCTCAAAGCCCTTGCAACCTTAGCTTCTAAGTTCATTGTGAAGCGGTTTAAAAAGAAATAGTACTTGCATACTTACCATTAGAACAGTTAGCAAGTCATTTAATACACCTGCTATGGTTAAAGGATTGGGGTGTCCCTGGTCGCCCACACTTAGCAGGTTTTTTTACATTAGCTTATCAAGCATTAAATTATAAGCCTTGAAAAAGTTCTATACTCATCTAACTTTGTTTTGTGAGTTATAAAGGTTTTGACCGTTGAACCCGAATCAACGGTTTTTTTATGCCTAATTTTAGACATTTTTTAGACATAGTTTAGACATATGTTTATCTAATCGACATTAATTTATCCCGTTTTATCCCGCCAAGACCTGATAATCTTATTTAGAATCATTATAAATTACAACTATTTTTCATTAATTTGTTAATTAAATTTTGCAGTTAAGATAATTTGAGTACATTTGTAAGGTAATCAAAAACAAAGAAATTATGAGCACAGAAAAACTTTTAGATTTATTAAAAAAAGAAATTGAATTGCATGGTGATGTTTACACTGATAGAAAAAAAACAATTATTGAAATGTTAAGAATGAGAGGGGTAACAATTTAAACACAAAGTATATGAAACAGTTTATTAAAGAATGTACCACATGCGAGGGCACTGGTATACAAGGCAGAAACAACTCATGTGATAATCACCCATCAAGAGATGAGGTATGGGCATGTGATTACTGCGAGGATGGTAAGGTACATGACCAGGATGCATTGGATGAGGCAATCATGGATGCTCAGGATATGATTGATGGCATGATCACTCGTATTAGGTTGACATCAGATAATATCAAGATGGTTGCTAAGTTTGAGATGCTACCTGATTTTATGGCACGTTACAAACACAGACTTCAAATACAAGCACGTGCACTTGCAAGACTTGAGATGTACAAAGCTAACCTTCAAAACTTATAATCATGACTGAGAATCAAAAAGCAATAGTTGACTGCCTTATAATGGGAGCCGTAGCATTGGTAGTGACAATCTTCCTTGTAATCATAGGAGTAGTAGGATGATTAATTTAGCATACATCAAAGGATGGGATAGGTTTGATGAGAAACTATACCACCGATACCTTAAAGCAAGAAACAATGTGGAAAATACACTATCGAGCATTCACTCAAGGTCAGTGGAGGAAGCTCAGCAAGAACGTAAAAGCAGACTCATCTGCTCAAGCAAGAGTAAAGGCAGACATCTGGGAGGGTTTAATAATTAAAATAGAGAGGATATGACAAAGACAGCAGTAGAGTGGTACCACTCAAAAGTAATTGAGTTAATGAGACACAGAGAACAAGGAAATATTGATGTCCTTGAATTTAGGAACCAACTTGATTTGTTATTAGACCAAGCAAAAGCAATGGAGAAGGAGCAGATAATTCAAGCAAGAACAACAGCACCTATTATACCAACAATTGATATGATAGATTATGTTAAAGAATCAGAACAATACTACAACGAAACCTTTAAATAAGAATAAATGAAAAAAGCAGAATTAGTGAAAAAATGTCAGGAAAGAATGAAGTCCATAAGAGATAAAAATTATTTTACCCTGAGATTTGGAAAAACAAAAAAAGAAATAGAACAAGCCAAAGAAATGGAAAGAAGACAAAAAGCAGAAGAATACCTAAAAGGATTCAAAGATGGTAAAGAGTACCAAATAAAATTAGATGAATTAACCTTTAAATCAGAATAATGATACTAAACCCAACAACAGCGGTATTAGCTTGGAAAGCGATATACTACGTAACTAAGTACTCATGAACCAACACAAAATGTACAGATGCATCCGACTCATGGAGCTCCTGCAAGATAAGTCCAGGTGTATAGACACCATTGCAAGGTACTTGGGTGTAAGTCACCGCACAGTGTACCGATACTTTGAACTATTCAAGGCATTAGGGTACTCAATAGATAAGGATACAAATAATAAATACCAATTAAGAAATGGCAGAGGAAGCTAAAATGGCACTACTAATGTTTAGTGTAGGG